CACAGATTAACTCCCCAAACGTATTTGGAAGGGGCCGATCTACAAAAACACACACGCCATTCACAGGCTTTTTTATATTTTCTAAAATGAGATATGATAAACATTTAAAATCTGGTCTTTTAAGTTAGTAAAAGATCCCAAAACTATCCGGGAGGACCAGTATACAGGACAGGGGGTCCCGTATAATAGAGGAATGAGAAATCATCACCAATCGACACATAGACTGGATAGATTGTGCCAGCAACATCCGCAACCGTCTTGGTAATGCGAATGTTGGTATCAGCAGCTTGATACTGCGTGGCTCGTGAGGGAGCGGCATTGGAAAAAATGCGCCCATCAAAATACCGGCTTAAACGAAACGACCACGTGTTGTAGTCAGGAACTTCAAAGCCAGGGTGCTCACGAAACATCACGGAGGCACTCTCCGTCCCAGTGGTAGTGTCGCGCGGTCCACATGCGGCAGTGCGAATAGACACCAACCCATCAAGGTTGGACTGGGCTTGATAGGTGGGGCCAACGGCAACGGTGGTGTCAGGATAACCAACCGTGGCCGCAGTAGCAGCACTGTTAATGCATGAGGAATACGGTCCAGGGTCCTCAATGCGATACCTCATGGAACCCCGATGAGCAAGGTAACCAAGTTTAAACCAGGTAAGAGGCAGAATATTGTCAGACAATACTTGCATTCCAACGTTACCACCGTCAGGGCCTAGGGTCTTGTTGAGAAAACCCATCATAGGCGGACAGTGGGGAATGGTGGCAGAGACCGTTCGCGCACAGAGTTTTGTGCCGGAGCCCGTCTCATTATTAAGGGGTTTAATGGTACCAAGGAGCTCGTAACGTTTCAGAAGGGCTCGGAGGGACAAAATGCGCTCACCAAATACGAAATCTGGAGAGGCAGCTACAACAGATCCACCAAATAAGCACTTCTGAACCATTGGGGCGACGCTAGTCTGGGCCGATTGCGGGATGGAAGGCTCAGGGTAATCATCACCGGACCCAACGTCCAAATCCTCACCGCCGGCAATGGGGGCATAAGGAGGGACAGCCTCCGTAGCGACAGGCTCCCTTGTGGCAAAGGTGGAAAGCGGAGAGAGATAAGGGATATGCTCCTTAATCCCAAATAACTCAAAGTCCGGCCCCCCACGTACAGAAACAAGAATGGTAACATTGGCAGTCGATGCTGGCGCATTCAACGCAGTCTCATTTCTGATATACAGAACGCCACAATGCGTCTCACCGGGCGGAACAGTGGCTGGGGGATAACAAATTCCCCCGAGCGGTTTCCAGTACGACTCAGAATTGTAGTTGATTGTAATCTCAACTTCGCAGCCGGGAGAAAGGTCTAAAACGCAATTCTCCAAGGCAGTCGCACCAAAAGCACCAACAGCCCCTCCAGATCCACCGTTAGGGTCGTAGAAAAACCGCAAACGACCGCGGTGAAATTGCGACACAATTGGCCGAAACGAATAGATGATGGAGCCGCGCCAGAAGCGAAACGGCATTGAGCCAAAAGCAAGAGAGGTGATAAAGAGCTGAGCACCAGTCTGAGTGGCACATAGCGGATGAACCGGGATTGAACCGACTTCACTGCCAACGGGAGTGGTAGGACCATAAGTAAATTGAGTGAGGTAGGAGTCAGTGCCAACTATGGTAGATAACACCATCTCATCCTTGGCCCTACCAAGATCCGATCCGTCAGCGGTAAGCGCCTGCCCGGCAGTAAAGGTGGCGGGCTGGCTCACATCGGGAACATCCGTACGGGAATATGAAGGAGCCATTGTCAACATAGGGCTGCTATCCTGCATAACGGGACGGGAAAGTCCTAGTAAATGCAACACATTGGTCGCCGTACCAAGAGCCTTAGACGCAGCCATGGAAAGCCCACCAATCGTTCCGGGTGCCTTACCCAGCGCTTTTGCAGCGTCACGCATTGGACCAGTATAAGCGGAGATGAGCCCATTCGTCTTTTCCTCACGGACCACCTTAGACTGGGGCACTGCAGTATGCACAGTAGGACCGGAGGACTCAAAGTTCTCCACCCAACATCTAACACGCACCTCAACAGGAGTAACAAAAATGTTAATCGCGTCGGCAAGGGGCACAAAGGGAAAGGCCCTGAGCACGTATTGATACACCAGGTCGTTGGGGAGAACAGACCTAAAAGAGGAGGTATAACCAATCCAAGGGAGCTCCAAAATTTTGGAAGACGGGATAGCGGCATCCAAGTCAACTCCAGGAAGGGTCATACTCTGGCGCCCATCAAGTCCAGCAATCGGCTCAACAGCGCGAATTGCACTGAACTTATCAACGTCGTAGGGGGACACGTACATTCTCAACAGCCCATAACTATAAGCAGTTGGATTGAACTCAAAAAGAAGCTTAAGAGTTCCACGGAAAAAAGTACGTCCCTGCAGACGGTTAAGGATTTGAGGGGCGGTGGTCCACTGCCTCCAGGGATAACCCAAGGTGGTAGTAACAGCGGAAGTAGTCCAGGAGAAAGAAAAAATATCCACGGGACGGGAAAAGAATTCCGCATCGGTCATAAGATGACCGGTAATTTGAAGTGGTTTAGCGAGGGCAGAGGAAACTTCCTCCACCATCGCTTCAGACTCACGCACATCCAGACCCTGCTCATAGGATCCAGCGTGGGTGGTGGAAACCACTCCGGGGGGGTTGACGGACTCAGTGATGTGAGAGTCGTCAGGCATTGACACAGATAGGGATGAACTTGCGGCAATGGAATTAAAGAACCGCGACGGAACTTCCATTAGCATATCGTCGCGGCCCGCAATACCTCGCAGGCCTTATGGGGGCTGCCCAAAAGAGGCAAGGTTCCTATTTTTCCAGAGTTACCAACGCGCAGGAACTGTAAGCGGACAGCTCGTGCTATTTAACGGGATATAACTCACGTCCTAGGACGGCCTCCGTCACGTGGAGAGACGCCCGCCTCGGATGGAGGGTTTTCTAAGGCTAACCCACAACCTAATTGCCGCTCTAGGCGGTCACTGTTGCTTTTAAACTTACACTTCCGGCTAAACAACTAACCTTCAAGTACAGACCGGGCCCACGCCAGGCTACTAGAATAAAAAGAAGAGAAACGAGAGAGATGCACACACTCAACGAAACAACACTCCAACCAACACCACCACACACAAACAGCTCCACGAATCACCACACACAACAACACGCACACGGTCAACCAAGCGCCCAAACCTTAAAATCACGACTATCCCACCGCGCTAGGAGTTCAGCGTCACTGCGAAATTGGCGCTGATGATACTTTGGCGGAAGACGCTGCAAGCACATGCTAACAACGTAGCGAATGCGGTCACGCACCTCATCAGCGTGGAAGAAGGCTTCCTCCCACGCACCGCGTAAAACCGAGTAATGGCGCTCCAAAGTATTGACGGAGGGCGACGGTTCGAAATACAAGAGACTCTTGTAAATCGACGCGAGCTCAAGAGGACAAAACACTCTGTGTCCAACTTTACGGAACCCACGTTTCAGGAAACTCCCAGTCCCTGTACCAACGTCACCCTTGATAACTCCCGCGGACTGGATAAGCATACCAGCACGCTTCATGGCAGCCTCCAATTGGGGGAATGTAATGTCTTGCAGTCGCAACCAGCGAGTATCATCGCCATAGTACAACGATCGACAAAACAGCGTATCACACGCGTGTTGGAAATCGCGAACATGACCAGTTAGGCGCATTGCATGATACCAATTAGCCATGTTGTTAATGGTATTGATAATGGTCGTCCAGAAAGACCCAGAGAGGTTGGCACCGTACCCAAACAACACAGCCCCATCAACTCTACGAACAGGGCGCAATGCTCCAAGGATATGGCGAGCGTAGACAAAGGCGAGACCATCGTCCATCGCAGTTATCCAAATCACACAACGCCAAATGATCCACAAAGCCCACATCATAAAGCCGTAAACCGTACGCTTGTCCATCCAGCGATAGTCAACGTCCTCAGCAACACCTCCATGGAGAGCGGGGTCGGTGGCGTTAAACGCAGCGGTCCAATCCGAGCTAGCCGCATTAATCCCGATCATGCAACCAAGGGGGCGCAGGGCGTCTTGAAGAAGTGGGAGAGAAGTGGCAGAAAACATTCTGTCAATGAGATACGTGGCCATGTCCACGACCTCAAAAATGCGAGTACGCATACCCACCCTTTTCTTCTCCGGCAAGGCCTCATCCTTCAATGAGGCAGACGTCGCATGGCTCCCAATAAGACCAAGGGAGCGCTCAACAATCTGCCGACGCACTTCGGCGCGCAGGCGATCGTCAACTTGTCGCACTTCAACGCCATCCTCCACATACCCCAAGACGTAATCACCTTTTTTCCCCCCGTCGAGTAGCCCGGATGATTTGTCCAGAGAAACCGGATTAGTGCGATCATGAGACAAAAGAGCTTCATCGACAGTGAGAATTTTACCACGCCCACGTGGAACGAACCGTTCCACATGTGAAACAATGCCAGTGGCAAACTCGGCCAAGTAGGTCGCATTAAAAACAGCGAGATCAGGGTCGGGGCGATTGAGTCCATCTTCAAAAGGGCTCATGTAGCGGTTGACACCAAGCTCATCATCAAACCGCACATCCGTCTTCATGATGGCAGGTCCATAATTCAGAGTCGGATCAATTGCGTCAATCTCAGCACGCGCAATATCCTCAAAGGGCGATGGAACCAAGCGCGAAACGGGTGGAGCACTCTGAACAGGCGTACGACCGACCAGGGCCTGGCGAGACCGCAAGAGGGGGTAATCATAGGCAAAGGTACCACTGGTGGGACGCTCGGGAATGGTGGTCTCAATGGGGTTGTCAAAAGAGACTTGACTTTGGGGAATGGCGGCGAGGGGGTTGCTCGTTCCCATAGCCTCACCAGCTGCAGTGGCGGCGGCCAAAAGCTCTGGTCCAGAAGTGGCCATACTCCAACTCTGCCCGGGAAACCCGACTCCAACAGCTGCTACATGATAACCAAGGAAATCATATGTGCCCCCTCCCCTGACGCGCATCAGCCAGCGTCCACAGGAACCGGGAACAGTCTGCTTGCCCCCGTCCCACTGCACGCGAATGCCACGATCAAACGTATGGGTGGGACTAAACTTGGTACCGTAAACAAAGCGGCAATTGACTCCAATAACCTCTCCATAGAGATCCTGCGCAGCAGTCAAGCCTAAAAGGACAACTTTGTCCCCAACAACGGCGGAGCATGGCGCCCCAAGTGTGCGGTGAACCTCCCGGGTAGAGGTAGGGAAATGGTTGGAGACAAAGGCGCGGTCAATACTCATGTCAACGCGAACTGACCCCGAGTCAAACTCCATCTGCACCACTGAATTGGGGTCATGAGGATTAGTGAGACGCACAAGCTTAGCGCCCTCAAAAATATGGCCAACGGTGCTCACTGACGGACCAATGCGCGCGCCGTACACCTCATCTTTCATCCCATCAGAACGAATGGCGGCAACCAACACGTAATTGCGGCGGAGGCAATCAATCGCCGTAGACTGCAATGACCCACCACGGACTGCCATCGGGTAGATGGGCACGCCTTGGCCTTTTGGCATCTGAAAGACGGGAACCAGCTTGTCCACCACAACCTTGTGCTCATGAGGCAAGTCGCTTGGAGGCTCATACTCCCTGGGCATATGGGCCGCCTGGGGCTCTGCCACCTTGCTTTCTGACTTCATCAAACGCGCCGTCGCATAGGCCGCACCAATCATGGAAAAGGAAAGGAGAGCACCAAATGCAGGGGTCTTCATAAAATGAGCAATACGGTCACGGACTTGAGACCACTTGGACTCAATCAGGCTCGATATGAAACGTGCCTTGTTCGTAACCACGAGCCTACGGTTGGTAAAGGTCACACGGAGCGCACGCCCATAATGTACGACATGAGAATGGACCACGCGAAAGGTCCAATATTGCCACCAAACGCGCGGGGTGAGCAAAGCTAAATGGATGAGAACTTCTCGCCAGTTGGCCACCATAAAGCCAAGCAACGCAAAACCCGCGGGGTAGTAGACAACATCAGACAAACTGCTCTGCGGGATGGCGGGGGTATGTGGAACATCCATCGCATTGAAGAACCCAATCGGGCGTTCGTCCAGCACATGCCAAAAGACAGGCACACGCCACCCATCAATGTAATACCTCAACGTGCGCGGGCGCCACTGATCAAAGGTGAGTGAGACGCGGCTATGAACGTCACGTCGCATATCGCTGAGGACCAAGTACTGAGTCAAAAGAGCGCCTCCATACAGGTGTGAGTAAAAGTTGGAAAGGCTAAACATCAATCCCAAGCTGAAAATGGATGCGGTCGGAAACGCAAGCATGCCCATCTTCACGAACGATGGGGCTGCGAAGAAAAACCAGATCGGCATAACGGCACCAGTCATGGGAGAATTCAAAAGGTACGAGGTCGAGAAAGGCCAACGCCGCAATGGATGAGGAATGCCGGGTGGATCATATGGCATTGGCAAAAGAGCATCAGTGGCGGGCGTAGTTGGGAAGGTCAGCCAAGGAATCCAATGAATGGGAGCAACTTGGATGATAAAGGACTCTGGAGGTTGACTCAGGAGATCACACATCCTCTCATACTCAGACGCGTCCATTTTGTGCACGAGGTAAAGGAAGAGATACCACGAATGGAGGTAGCATTTCAGGGCGTAAATCCGTCCACGCAATGACAATCCAGCCAACAGGCTGTTCAACGAGGCCAACGGGGCCACAATGAGCATGTACGGGTACGCAACGTAATGCGCGCGCCAAAGCGCCCTAGGAAGGGCGGGAATGAGGAGGTGGCTAACGCGAAACTGGACTAACGTGCCAAGAAGACCATGAATCAAAAAGCCAACCGAGTAGCGCGACAAACGCCATGGCGAAAAAACACCGTTGAAAACATCCGCGTAGTCAAAGCCAAACCATCTGACACATTGTGTGTGAACAAGCGCAAGCACCCAAAGTAGGAAGGAGGACACAAGCACAACAGCTTGGAAAAAGGTGTCACACGCGTCCTCAATGCACAAACGTCTCTGCCAAAATGGACGGCGGGGAGTGAGGGCAACGTCCAGCCAGGTGCCCAAAGCCCTCCAGGGAAACGCAGGATCATCCGACCGCTGCCAACCGACGGTAGCGAGCTGCTCAGCTCGCAAATCCTCATCATCCTCCGGCGGGGTTGGGGAATTTGGCGGGTTGTTAAAAGCCCAATCATCATCACCAAGGGTATCGGCTAGATCGGCCGCATTGGGGATGTGAATTTCAAGCTCGGGAAGCGAGGAAGTCGAGGACGACCTGGCCTGTGGAACGGCGGGGCCAGGCTCATTTAAAAGGTCAAACGGGTTTTCCAAGGAAGGGGGCTGACGCTCTTTCACGCGCGCAGCCGCGGCCTCAATCGTTACCGCAGGGAGGGGCGTCGGATTTGGTTTGACAGTCTTGTATGTGGCGAGGGAAGAAAGCCAACTCGCCACCTGGTACCCCTCGCCAAACAACCGGTCTGCCAACGTGTCATGCAACCAATCCGCATACTTCAGAATGTCACCGGTAAACTCAACTTTCTTGACCCCACCAAGAAAGGACGTAACCTGAACATCCATCACCGACGCAAGACCATCCAAGGTGCGCTCAGCCTCGGGCATTTTGCTCGGGACAAAGGAGGTCCCGTCCTTGCCAACGCACACGCCCTTGGGCTTAAACAAAACCTCATATGCGCGGCGGCGGATGTTGTACGCGCCACCTTCATAGATCTTGCCAATGGTAACATCTGGGGCATTGGAATTGGCGGCGATTAAAACCACGGACGCAGTGGAAAATTTCCCTTTGGCGTTCTCAAAAGCGCAGGGGATAATGGCGGGCACTGGAGAAACCATACGCAGGAGGTCGTTGGCAATGGGCCAAACGGACGGGTCCTTGTCAGCATTGACGGAAAAAACTTCATCCATCGAAATAGCGCGCACACCATGGTGAAACCCCTCTTGCCATTCATGCCCAACCGACCAGTTGTACACAATAGCACGAGCCTGATCGGCGGAGATGTCAAACAGGCGTGCTAAGGCACTAATGATAGCAAGGTTGTTGAGACTCTTACCAGATCCGGCAGGGGAGCGGCAAAACAAAAAGAGCGGCTCCTTACGATTGGTGGAGAGGGACTCACGGCGATTAAACTCATCAATCTGCAAAAGGATCTTCTGGGCAAGGGAAATCGAGTAGGCCATGAGGCGAGTGGCACCATCGGTCTCAGCCTTGCGTGAGATTGTAGTCAGCTCCGTGACGAACAAATCCAAGCGCAATCGGGCGCGCTGCATTTCATGCGGTTCCAGCGCCATAGCCTGGATGGCCTTAAACTCCTGGTCAATGGCCGACGCACGCTTGGAGGCGGAATCCGAAACCAGAGCATTGACGCGAGAAAGGAAATCAGTAAAATTCCCGGAGGAGACGACACGAAACACCGCAACTGTGTAGTCTATAATGTTATGCGCAATTGCACCGACTTGCTCGCGAAGATAAATTCCCATCGCCTTAAAATCCATCAAATCACGAGTAATTCCTCCAACACGGCATACAACGGCGACCGCGACACACTCCAAAAGGTTGCGGAAGAGAGTGTTTTTCTCGGTGCCCTCGCCTTGAGGAATGGCGGCGGAAAGGTCCGAAATGCAGGAGAAAAAATCAGCCCCCCACTTTTGCCGCATACTTTCCAGACCAGCGGCAAAATCAAGCAAATCATGCGAGCACACCATGACCCGCATAAGGTCTAAGACGCCGCGAAGAAAGTCGAGGGGAACGTCAGAGTGGGTGATGAGACCTGATGCCTCGGCGGCGGACAAGGCCAGATAAGAACCGTTCACAAACGTCCTAATCATCTCATCATTACCGGCCTGTGGGATGGCAGGACCGTGCTCAACATCCTCCTCATCCGAAATGAGGGGATAATCAGGCCCCGCGATCCAGCCACGCTCGCGCAGGGCGCGAAGCACACCATCAAACCGAATTTTACGGGGGCAAGTGATCACGAGACCTTGAGGGACCGCAGGGCGGCGCAGCGCCTCCTTGAGGCTACGCGCGCTAGAAATCATGCGCCAGATGACAATGCGGGGGCAAGCGAGCAGGTGAACAAAAACGCGGTTCTCAAGCCGCTGAACGACGCCAACACATGGCGTCCAGGTGGGAAAGGATGTGGCCTTCCCACGACACTTGGGCAGAATGGTGAGTAACTGTGGAAGACTCACAAAGGAGTTAAAAACGCGAACTCCTACATCCTGGTTGGGGACGGTCCTTCCGCCTTGAGGGACCGCAAACGAAAAAGAAGGGAGATAACCGTACGAACCGGTCTCACGCCTTGAGAGGGAAAGTACGCCAGATTCCTGGATTTGGTCGGGGCCATAAGGTCGTCGAATCGTGCTCGCTGAGCTTTGCATTTTCTTTATGCTGTTGATTGACTTGTTTATGTAAACCAAATCCCTAACGATGGCAAGCAATTGCCGAAGTATAAGGAAACGGGTTCAGGTGGCCCCCCTGATATCTGTCCCGACAACGTCGGGGGCAACACGTCACACCACGTGAGGTCAGTTTTCGCTCACTGACAAACATAATGTACTCTCGTCGACCTATCTAGCTAAAGGTCCCCTCCATGGGTAGGGATTACGCGCAGCTATCGTTTCACCACGCGCTCTCCTCCCATGAGGCTCTTTACGAATGGGTATGTGGTCACTCGCTACTTACTCTACCGAGAGTAAGGGTACACACCCCAATACTAGCCCGAGAAGCTCTCCATTGTTAGAGCACACCGGTACATACAGATGATTCAGGACCCTACACCGGGATCCAAACTCCTAAACAACGCCCGGCACCGCCAGGAATGTCGCCAAGGTATAGAACAAATGGGCAACTACTAAACGCGGCAGCCAAATAACTATACCCCGCCGCCTATCCACAGTGATAGGACTATGATCGGCACATTAGCCGTTACTGCGAGCTGTGATAATAATACCATGCTAAGCAAGCCTGTGGTGGTGAGCCACTACGCAGCCTAATCTTACCCCTGATTACAGGAAAAGAACCAAACCGCTGGGTCGGTAGGATAAACATTCTAGCATAAAAGTCCGAATGGAAAGACAAACCCAGAAAAGGAGACTGAAAAAAACATTCAAATACTAAACAAAACTAAAACACGAAAACCGACACAATTTAATGTGTAGATACCATGTAAATAGCACGTTTTTCTTCGTCAGAATAAAAACCTAG